TTTGCCCCCTCGGTAGCACCGATGGAAGTCAACAGAGTCGTATTCCCGGCATTGCCAAGCAATACAACAAACGTACACTTCGAAAATCTTGACATATCGATGCTATCGAAGTCTACACCGCCCTGCGCGTCTACTGTAATCGCTACTGGTACAATTTTCGCTTTTTCTGCTAACATAATAAATCCTCCTTTTGGTAAGGTTCCCCAGCAACCTAAGCTGCTGGGGGTTAAGAATTAAATTCAATAAATCTACGTCCGAGATTCAAGCGCGATAAAATGCGACTGCGTAGAACCCGACCCGCCCTTGTATGGGGTAAGTGCAGAAGCTCTCCACGGCTGGCCATCCTGACGAAGGACAAAACGCAGTACCTGCTCGTCATAAATAAACCTTACATGGATACTCATATCACTCTGGATACCACCCTTTGTAGCCATGATGTACCCGTCTTTCCAGTTCGCAAGAATAATGTCTCCAACCGTACCAAGCGTTGCACACTGCTCAATGGCATAAGCGGGAAGTCCAAGGATTCTTCCATAAGGAGATTCGCTCAAACCTCCGGGCGGCATATAAAGCGGGACTCCCCCAGTTCCCACGTTCAGGGACATCGTAAAGAGCTGGGGTTCGATGTTCTGATTGTAGAACCAAGCATAATTCCCGGTCTGTGCCGCAAAACGCCGAGAATACATCTTAATTATATTCTCCGCGACGATAGTGGATGCCCTTTGTCCAGCTTCCTTAGAGACGGTAACCAAAGAACCGGAATTAAGGATGCCCAGAGCCATGCCAGCGCCAGTCCCATTAATGAGATCATCCTGTACCTGGAAATCAAAAGCCGACCGGAACGACGCATCAACACGGGCTTGCATAGCCGGAGCGTCCATCATCAGCTCGTCGGTAAGGTAGCACATCCCGATAAGTTTTTTAAGGGACAGCTCGACACGCCTAAACTTAGGTTTCGACTTAGTTTTTTCTTCAGCTTCATCTGCATGATAGATAACTATCCCGCCAAAAGTTGAAGATGCCCGGCTGGTTTCATCAAAACCATTCAGAATTATCCCATTAGAAGTCCCTGAAATAGGAACTTTCTCGCAACGGGAAACGATCAAAGAATTATCATACAAGTTTTCAAAGAGCTTATCCGCAAAATCCTGCTGTACAAGAAAACCTCCATCAGACGGGACTGACTCGCTAAGCCCACTTGCGGCTGCCGCATTAAAGAGCCGAGGATCAATCCTCCCGCCTGGCTTGCCGGCATTAATGACTGCCGAAAGCTGTTCTCCAAGGGACAGGAATCTGTCTTTAGGACGCGCTTCAGTGGGCGATTCCATGCGCGCAGACGCAAACGTCTTGGGAGGCGCGACAGGGGCATCAAGCCCGCTGAAAAGGGCTTCCTGACGTTCTTGCGTGTCGATAATAGCCTTGATATTGACGACCTCATTCATAAGTTCGCCCTTCATATTGATTTCCGCGGAACTGGGGTCGCGACTTTCCATCACACACTGTGCGTCGATATCATTTATTTTTTTGGTGAGGGCTTTAATGTCCTCTCTATATTGGGTAATGGTTTTCATTTGCGTATCCTCCTTTAGGATAGACTGTTATTAAATAGTTATTCTTGTTGGCGCTATCTCTTCTGCCTTCTGCAATAAAGCTGCAACACGGTCTATCCTTTGGGGAATAGACGACGCAACGTCACGCTGCGCCAGAGGACTATCAACGTCGCGCTGATAACCCTTAAACCCTTCTGACAGAATCGCCTTTGCATCTTTATGAGAAAAACCTGCATCACGTAGGCTTTTCTCGGCATTTTTAATTGTTAATTGAGGTTTATTATCAGGTTCATCACCTATCTTGGGGATATGCTTAAACCCCGCCTTAGCCATTGCCGGGACAAACTTAACACAGGCGGCCATATCCATCTTTTCGCCTATCTCATCGCAGAACCCCATATCATAAGCTTCTTGGGCGGTAAGCCATGTTTCCTCTTCCATCATAGAATCTATATCCGAACCGCTCATCATGTCTTTGTCTTTTTTCTTTTTATTGCATTTTTCAAGATAAATAGTTGTCATTGTAGACTTTATTTTATCAAGAATATTAGCCGTGTCCCGCATATCATTAGCAGTTCCCTGCGCAACGCCCCAAGGGAGATGAATCATATATAAAGCATTTGATGCCATAATAACCTTGTCGCCTGCTAACGCTATAACAGATGCAATAGAAGCGGCCAATCCATCAATATAAGTAGTTATTACAGCGGGATGCTGCTTCAAAAGGTTGAAAATTGCAATCCCCTCAAAAACTTGCCCGCCAAATGAGTTTATATGAAGGTGTATATTGGGTGATTTGATATCAGACAATTCTTTTTGAAATGCTTTAGCAGATACGCCAGTTCCATCCCAAATATCTTCCCCTATTTCTTCATATATCCATATCTCGCTTATATCACTGGTTTTTGCTTCTATCTTATACCACTGTTTCATTTTAAATTCCTCCTTCTGTATCTCGGAGCGTTGGTTCGTCATCCGAATTAGGAACCGTTAAATTTGTCGCTTTTTTGGCAATCATTGATGTTATATATTCATCCACCCGGTCAAGAGATATCATGTTTAATGGAACAAAATACTTATCCCCCCCTACAATAGGGTCTTTATCTTCCATCTCACGTATGTCATTGGGCGACAAAGCCCCGACAGCAAATAACGCCTGGTATAACTTAGCACGGGATTCAGCATCACCTCTTAAGAGACCTTCAAGGGCATGTTTAAAATAATATCTTCCGTATCCTGACATGTTGCGATCAGAAGGAGAAAGCAACTGCATGTTATAGTTCTGCTCCAACCGTATCAGCCAAGGCAAGATGGAGTCCATAACAAAAGATATTTGTTCTGATTCTATATTAGAATTATGAACAACAACTCCATTGGCAATGAAAGAATGCGTATCTTGAACCGCCAAATCATACACAGGTTGCAAGATAGTTCCTTTCTGTATGTCTACAATTCGTGCAAGCGCGCAACCCTGAGTATCAAATCCTGTCCCACCAAATTTAGGATAATTGCGATCTTTCTTACCAAATGGTTTCGCATTGTTCATTCTTGTAATATATTCAGCAGTATGCGACCCAATCCTTCTGTTGGAACCTGGGTCAGAACAAGTGATATACCACTGTTTGTACGCGTGTATTTTCCCGTTTGGTAATACGCTTGTCCCTTCATGATATCTTAAATTGGTTACAGGGATGCCAAGCCCCATACAAAGATGCCGCATTTGTGAAAGCATAAGCCGATTACAAGAAGAAAACGATATCCTCCCTAATTTATCAACACTACCATCTGCATCAAGGAACCCACGCAAGAATCCTAATTTCAAATCATCACTTACACTGAACACCCAATCGGGGACTTTCTTTGTGTGAGCAACGCCAGAAAATCCCAAATCAACCAATTCTTGCGCTGCTAAGGCAGAACTAAATTTTGTACTATTATATCCATCCCTAAGAAAAACATTTCGCAATGGAGTTACTTTCCGATTTCCACTTCTAATTTTTCCGGCCAAAATCTTATTCACTGTATCAAAAGAAACACCATAATCAGCCGCAATTGATTTTGATGTTTCGCGAGTAGCAACAATATTTTTAATTTCCCTTACTTGCGTCTCATTAAGCGAGGCTTGCGGGTGTTGCCAACAATATTTTCGATGAATAATGTTTTGGATTGCACAAATATTTACATTATATTTTCGAGCAATATCCATGTTGGTAATGATATTTTTGCCTTTTTCTCGAATTTCATCGGCCTGAGTATCACTTAGTTTGGCCATATGATGATTTTCGTTATTCGGAGATTGATATCCGCCCGCATTAAACAACTTAATCATAATTGACTTATAGTAATCCATGTAAGTTGCATGGTCAGCTCTTGCAATACACACAGAGGAAGGGCGTCCATCTACTTTTATAATATTGCCATCGCCAATTAATAATCCGCAAAACTCCATCAGTTCAACAGATACATCTGACCCATCAGTTCTTTTCTTTATTACATTTACTTCAGGAAGGTTTTTCAAAACAACAATAGTATCGCCTTTTTTTAAATCTCCCGCCCGTCGCCAAGAATTAATCCATGTGCCACCCTGTTCGCTTCCAATCTTTTCCCTAATTAAGATAGGGTGCTTTTCGTTACATTGAATTGTTCGATTTGTAGTCTTGATTGTGAATATTTCATCGAACCCAGTTAT